TTGGACCGTGCGACGTGGGGTAACTATGCGCAGGCCGCGAAGGAGTACCTTACGGCGACGGTATTGCCATGGATGAAGGCAGTGGAGTCCGCACTAAATCGGACGCTTCTGACCGACGGCGAGCGCGGCGAATACAGGTTCGCCTTCGATTTGGACGACTTCAGCCAAGCCGATCTTTCCACCCGCGCGACGGTGCTTTCGACGCTCGCAACGGCTCGCATGCTTTCGCCGAACGACGGCCGCGATTGGCTCGGCCTGCCTCCGTACGAAGGCGGCGACGCCTACGCTAATCCAGCGATCGAGCCCGCCAACGATAACACACAGCAACAGGAGGAAGCGGCATGATAGAAGCCGACTTCGATGGCGCAGAGCGCCAGTTTGAAATTAAACCCGAGTCTGTCGCTCTATTTGAAGCGACGCTACCAGGCCGCTCCGCGGTAGCCCTGTTGCGGAAGTTCACCGTAGGCGAATGGACCGCGCACGACGTGGCGCACGTCCTTTCGTTCGCACTTCATGGGCCGACTCGCGACGCGCGGCAGGCGTGGGACTTTGCGCGCCTTGCGACGCGCCACGGACTTCCGGGGGTGGCGATCCCGTACCGTCCGCATCCTGACGTGGTGGCTGCGGTTACAGCCAGCGGCCCGGCAAACTTCGCTCCGCTCGCCGCTGACATCCTGACGGAAGTTCTATTCCGAGAGGTTCCTGCCGATGACGCAGCTTGATCGTCTGGAGTTCAAGGCGGCATTCACTGCAGACGAAACCGGCACAGTTACCGGCAAGGCTTGGGACTTTTCCAGTCCCGATCGCGTCGGCGACGTCATCGAGCCGGCAGCGTTTGCAGGCGCGGTAGGCAAGTCCCTTCCCATGTTGTTTGCCCACGACCAAGCCCAGGCGGTTGGTGTGTGGGACGGAATCGCCGTCGAGAGTGACGGCCTGAAGGTCACGGGCAAGCTGCTCGTTGACGAAGTAGCCCGAGCCAAGGAGGTGCGCGCGCTCCTTCAGGCGAAGGCGGTCACGGGCCTTTCAGTGGGCTTCATGACCAAGAAGGCGGCGCCCCGGAAGGGTGGCGGCCGCACGATCTCTGACCTTGACCTTGTCGAAGTCAGTCTAGTTGCGGTGCCCGCCCATGACGGCGCCCGCGTTACCAACGTTAAGGACATGTCCCCTATGACTGCTGCCACTGCAGAAAATCAGAACGAATCCAATATCGACGCCAAGGATCTTGAAGCTATCCAGAAGCGCCTCGACGCCATTGAGGCCCAGGCCAACCGACTATCTGCCGATGCCGCGAACGACAATGAACCGGGCGACGACGTCGAGACAAAAGCGCTTAATAGCTGGCTGCGAACCGGCGATGTTGATGCCGAGATTAAGACGCTTGTGGTCGGCACGCCAACAGCCGGCGGCTACACCGTTGCACCCGAATACAGCACGCGCATCATCACCAAGCTTGAGGAGATGAACCCGCTTCGCCGCCTGGCTGCGGTTATGAGCATTGGCACTTCGAAAGTCTACATTCCGACTCTCGCCAGCGATGCCGAGGGCACTTGGGTAAGTGAAACGGGTACGCGGACTGAGGATGAGCCTACTTTTGGGCAAGTCGAAATCGACGTGTACGAGCATGCCGTTATCATTCCCGTTTCGCGTCAACTCCTTGAAGACAGTTTTGTAGACCTTCAGGCCTTCTTGGCGGACCGCATTGCGCTCAAGTTTGCGCAAGCCGAAGCCACGGCCTTCATGGTTGGCGACGCGAACGGAAAACCTACCGGCCTCATTGATAATCCGGCGCTTTTTGACGGCCCGACTGAATCGGCCGACGTCCTCAACGACATCGTTGACACCTTCTATGCGCTACCTTCAGCGTATGCTCAGCGCGGATCCTGGCTGCTGAATCGCCAAACGATGGGTGCCATCCGCAAGGCCGCGGACATTGCCACCGGCCGCGGCTCAATTTGGTCAGATGGGCTCGCTAACGGCACGCCTGCGATGCTGCTTGGTCGGCCAGTTTACGAGGCGAATGATCTCGACACCCATGGTTCTACGGCAACGGGCGGAACGGGTGTTGTAGCGGCATTCGGCGATATCGCATCGACGTATCAGGTTGTGGATCGTGTCGGACTCCAGATCATGCGTGACGACTTCACTGGCGCCTCTACGGGCGTCGTGAAGTTCCACGCGCGTCGCCGTGTTGGTGGCAAGACGGTTCTGCCGGAGGCAACCGTGCTGCTGAAGGCCGCGGCCTAACTTCTTCAAAGGCGGGTGTTTCCTGCGGCTGGCTCGGCCGTACAAGCGGATTGCGGCCCGCCCTCGTTCACCGCAACCCGCAGGGCGCGTTCGGTAAGTGGACTTGGCGGCGGCTTCGGCCGCCGTCCTTTTTGGGGATCTGACAATGAACCGCATCTGCCCGTGCGGCTTCTCTGTGCCGAAGGGCACCAAGTGTGACTGCCAGGCCAAGCGCGCTGTCGAGCGACAGAAAGCTAACGACAAGGCACGAGGCACGCCTGCACAACGCGGTTACGACAGGGACTGGTATCGCTTACGGCATGCCTTCCTGCAGCAGCATCCCACATGCGTGGTGTGCGGAGCGAAGGCCACACACGTCGACCATGTGCAGTCAGTACGCGAGGCACCGCATAGGCGGTTAGACCGCACCAATCTGCGCTCAATGTGTGGCCCATGCCATAGCAGGCGAACAGCGCGCGACCAGTCGCGCGCTTGGGGAAGACGAATCTAACGCTGCAGGTCGTCGATGTCCTTGTCCAAGGCACGCTCGATGCCCTTGCGCACTCCCATCAGAAACGGTGTGCTGTTACCGCGCGTACCAGGTTGTCCTGGAACTCCGGGGAGTCCAACGGCAGTCCCTTTGATGGACCGATATCCGACCTCGAAACCGTCCCTAAAACTGCCCTGCCTAATGATGTCGGCCATCGCTGCACTCTCCCCCATCGGTTGCATTCGCAACCTGACACACCCCCGGTGGGTCGTCAACTTTCTTGCGTTCTCCCCAGACCACCCGCGCCCCACAATTCGCAATTCTCTGTAAACAGAATTTTCAACATACCGCTCGGTATGTCAACAAAGGTTGAACAATGGCAATCGTCACCTTGTCGGACATGAAGTCCGAATTGGGCATCACAGACTCTGTCGACGATGCCATGATTTCCGCAAAAATCGACGCAGCCCAGGCGCACCTTGAGGCGCTGCTCGGCTACGAGATCGAGACCGAATTTCCTGAAGCCGTGCCTGCCGACCTCGTTGCCGCGGTAAAGATGCTGGCGGCCGGCCAGTATGAAAACCGGGAGTCCACCATCGTGGGCGTGAGCGCGATGGAGACGCCCCACGGAGTGTGGGAGATCGTCGCGAACAGACGGAAATATTGGGGCTATCCTAGTGGCGAAGAATAGGGATCTCGACGCCATCCTTAAGGCGTTTGACGCCATCCCGAAGGAAAGCCGCAAGGCTATCCGCAAGTCGATAGACAAGGGCGCTGACGAGCTTGTCGGCCGCATGAAATACCTTGCCCCAGTCGACGACGGCGACCTCCAGCGCAGCATTACGAAGACGCCTTTGAATGAGCTAGCCGTGCGAGTCGAGGCTGGCGGAGAGGCCACCACTAGGCCGGTACGGCAAGGCGTTAGCGCGACGTTCGATTACAGCTTAGGCCAAGAATACGGCACCGCAGAAATGCCCGCCAATCCCTTCTTTTGGCCCGCCGTCAACACCTTGAAAAAGCGCGTACGGCGCAGAGTGGACAGGGCCATCGGCAAGGCCGTCAAGGATAAATGGGGGAAGACATGAGCGAGGCCAGTTTGGCAGCCCAGCGGCTTGCCGTGGTTACGATGCGCGCACGGCCGCAGCTTACGGCATTGATTCCTGCCGCAAACATTATGGATCGCAACGAGCGGCCCGAGGTGTTCCCGTGCGTCATCATCGGCGAGGCTCAGACCGTCGCCGACGAGGCGCAATGCGTCATCGGCTCGGAGGTGTTCCTGACGGTTCATGTGTGGACGCGGGAAAACACCTTCACACAGTGCAAGAGCATTGCCGGCGAGATTAGGCGCGCCCTCTATCAGCTATCAGGAGTGCAGGACGGTTTCGGGCTCGACTTCAATTTCGAGGATAGCCGGTTCCTGCGTGATCCGTTGGGCGAGCTTAGCCACGGAGTGGTGACGTTCCGTGTGCTGGCCGAGGATACAGTGGGGATTGTGTGATGCGTGCAGGCAAGCTCGACAACACCATAGAGATCATGCGCAACACCATGATTGACGACGACTACGGCGGCCAGATTCCTGGCGATCCTATCGTCATTGCCACCATGCGAGCGCAGATTATCCAGGCCAGTACCGAGGAATTTATCCGCGCTTGGGGCGCCTCGTCGGAACGGCTGATGATCTTCCGCACGCGATGGATCGACGACATCACGCTGGCCGACAAGGTTCGCCACGACGGCATCGATTACAACATCAAGGAAATCAAACCGATCGGCAGGCGGCGCGGACTGGAGATTCGCTGCAATGGCTAGAGGAAGAAAGGCTGCAGTGACGGCGCTCGACGGGGCTCTTGGCAGCGTACCGAAAGCACCTAGCGACATGCCAGACCGTGCCCGCAAGGAATGGCGCAAGGTGCTTGGTGTGCTCGTGGCGCAGCGGAAGATTGCCGACCACGAACTACCGATTGTCGACGCCTATTGCCGTGTCGTTGCGCATATCGCGGATTGCGAAGCGGCCATTGCGCAGCACGGGCTGACCATGGTGTCGCCGCAGGGCGAGACCAAGCGGCGGCCGGAAACCACGCTCTTGAAAGAGTACCACGCAACCCTTGCGCGCCTAGCCGGCGAGTTAGGCCTAACGCCAGCATCCAGAGCTAAAAACAAGGGAGGCTCGCCAGGCAATGACGACGACGACGCCTTCGGTGATCTCTAGCTACCCGGCCTGGCTATTCGATGACTCACACATCCCGGATCCCCACGGCAAAGGCGAGCGCGCCATCCGATTTATCAGGGCTCTACGCCACCCTAAGTCGGGGCTTGTCGGTCGCCAGTTCCAGCTTGATCGATGGCAAGAGCGTCTTATTCGGAAGGTCTACGGCGACACCCTGCCGGACGGCTCCAGGCGCATCAAAACCGTCTTCGCGCTCATCCCTAGAGGCAACCGCAAAACAACGCTAGGCGCCGCGCTGGCACTCCTGCATCTCGGCCCGGAGCGGATTCCTGGCTCGCAGGTGATGTCGGCAGCCGTTGATCGCGACCAGGCTCGCATCGCGCTGGAGGAGATGGTCGGCGTCATCCGGGCGCATCCGCGCACCGAGGAAGCGTTTCAGGTGCAGGACACGAAATCCCGCATCACGCACGGCAAGAGCGGTGCGTTCTATCGTGCAATGTCTGCGGATGCCGCTACGGCTCACGGCCGCACGCCCGTGTTTGCCCTGGTCGATGAGCTTCATGCCTGGAAAAAGCGCGACTTGTGGGACGCCATCAAAACCGGCTTGGTGAAGACACCCGGTTCACTGCTTGTCGTCACTACGACGGCCGGCATAGGGCATGAGAACATTGCGCACGATATGTACAAATATGCGAGGGCGGTGGCTACTGGGCAGATCGTGGACGAAGCCTTCCTTCCGGTCTTGTTTGAGGCTGGCCCGGACGAGGACTGGAGGGACGAAACCGTATGGCGGCGCGTTAACCCCGGCCTGTCATGCAATCCGCCATACCCAGACATCGAGGGTTTACGGCAGCTAGTTCGCGAGGCCGAGCACAGGCCGGCCGATCGCGAGATGTTCCGGCAGTTGAACCTTAATGTTTGGCTTGATGGTGCAGCGGAGCCTGCATGGTCGCTGGAAATATGGGACCAAAACTGCGACCCATATGACCTTGACGCACTCGAAGGCAGGAAGGCTTGGCTGGCCGTTGATCTGTCGAAACGTACCGACCTCACAGCCGTTGCCGCTTGTGTCGAGCTAGACGATGGCCGCTTTGCACTGCATGTGCAGGCCTTCGCGCCGGAGGAGGGCATCAGGCGGCGGGCCGATAACGACAGCGCACCCTATCCACTATGGCGCGACCAGGGCTACCTGACGGCCTGTCCCGGCGATATCGTCGACCTCGGCATTGTGGAAGATTACATCCGCCACCTGGCCGAGCGTTTCGACGTTCAGGAAATCGCATTCGACAAGTGGTCAGCGCGCGCCACGATGGAAGCGTTGGAGGCGGATGGCTTGCCTGTGGCCGAGTTCCCGCAAAACTTGGCGACGTTCGCGAAGCCCGTCAATGATTTCGAAGACATGATGCTTAACCGGCGCCTATGCCACGGCGGTAACCCGTTGCTGCGGTGGGCCGTCGGTAATGTGGTGCTCGACAGCGACGCCAGCGAGAACCGACGCCCCACAAAAAAGCGCAGCGCCGATCGCATAGATCCAGCCGTTGCCGCAATCATGGCTTGCGGTCGTGCCGTAGCCGGCGCCTCTGGCCGATCGAGCTACGACAGCGCGCCCGACGATTTTCTTAGTTACATATAGGAGCCCAGCGTGGCTAATCCCGAATCCAAACAGCTTGCCATCGACGTCATCGCGCGCGTTGATCGCTTGGAAAAATCCATGGCGAAGGCCCGCAAGGCCACCAATGACAATTTCCGCCAGATGGAAACGCGTGGCCAGCGCTTCCAAGCGAAGATGAACGATATCGGCCGTACTGCCTTCGCAGGTTTCGCTGCAGGCGCTGCAGCGGCTCTAGCGCCTATGGCAGCTTTTCAGCGTGCGGTTAGCGAGATCGACAGAGCGGCCGGCCTTGTGCGCTTGGCTGACCGTATTGGGCTATCAACTGACGCGTTACAGCAGCTGCGCATCGTCGCCGAGCAGGCAGGCATTCCGTTGGAATCAATGGACGATGCGATGCAGGAGTTTGGAAACCGCGTCGGTGAAGCCATCAACGGCGCCGGGCCGTTGGCAGATATCTTCAAGGCCAACGGCATTGAATTACGGAACGCCGATGGAAGCGCTAAGTCGCTGGTAGAAACGCTGCGGATTTATGCGGATCTCATAAAGAATGCGGGTTCGGAAGCCGAAGCCTTGTTCCTCACGATGGAAGCCTTTGGCGACAGCGCCGCGCCGTTGGCCAACGTGCTGCGACAAGGTGCGTCTGCAATCGACTCCATGGCCGAAGCCGCCGCGCGTGCCGGCGATGTAGTCGATGAGGAATTGCTGCGCAAAAGCGAGGAGTTAGACAAGCAACTTGATGCGCTCTGGCGCAACTTCGAAACGAACAGCACCACAGCGATTCTTGCGGCTTCGGCTGCTATTTCCGGTCTCATCGAGCAGGCCAATCAGTTCGGTAACAGCAGCTTTTTCCAATGGCTGTCCGGAAAGCTTGGCACAGGCGACGCTGTGTTTGTTCCAGGCGAAGGCGTCTTTAATCCCGGATCCGATGAAATGACGGCAAGTGCGCGCGTTGCGCAGGCCTTTCAGGGCGCCGTGCAGACGGCCGACGCCGAATTAGTCGAAGCGCTCCGCAAACGTTACGGCACTGCCACGCAAGAGGCTGCCCGCACCGTCATACCAGGCAACAGCAGCAGTACGGGCGCCAGCGGTGGCAGTGGTAGAAGCGCGGCGATCGACGCGGCGAACCGGGAGGCCGAGGCCGTACTGCGCGTCATTGAACGCCTGCAGGAAGAGCAAGCGCTAATCGGCGCCACTGACGTCGAGCGTGCGCAAGCAAACGCCCTGCGCCAGGCAGGAGCGGCTGCTACGGCAGAGCAACGGGCGCAGATAGAGCAGCTTGTTGCGGCGATTTACGCCGAGCGTGAGGCGACGGAGAAGGCAGCCGAAGCTGCTGCCGAGATGCGGGATATTGGCCGCGAGGCGATGGGCGGCTTTATTGATGACATGCTGGCCGGCAAAGACGCTGCGGATGCGCTGGCCGACGCACTGTCAAACATCGGCAATCGCTTGCTGAACAGCGGGCTCGACGCGCTGTTCGGGGGGCTGTTTCCAAGCGGGGGCGCATCCACGTTCGTACCCAACTGGAGCGGCGGCCTTTGGTCGGAAGGCGGATACACTGGCGCAGGCGGAAAGCACCAGCCTGCCGGCATCGTGCACAAAGGCGAGTATGTCTTTTCGAAGGATGCTGTCAGCCGCATTGGCGTCGGCAATCTTGAGAGGCTGCATAGAGGCTATGCGAATGGTGGGTTGGTGGGTGCGCCATCCGCACCGAAGATTCCGGCTATCCCGAGCTTAGCTGCAAAAGCGCCAGCCACCACGAACCTGAATATCAGCGTCGACGTAACCGGCGCCCGTGGGAATCAGGAAATCCTGGAGATGGTCAACCAAGGCGTATCACAGGGCATCCGACAATTCGCAAATAGCCGCGACTTCCAATCGCGAGCCTGGCAGATGGCGGACATGCGCGTGAACGATCCGCGAAGGCGGGTTTGACGCGCACCAAAACTCACAACCTACTGACTGAAGAGACGAATGGCCGGGCGGCAAGCCGCCCCGGCTAATTTCATATGGGAATACCAATGCCGATTGATATCGACAAATCCTACTACAACACCGGCACGGCGACCGTTGCTGCTGATGGCACGACCGTTACGGGGCAGGGCACTGCGTGGCTGCAGGCCATCCGCCCCGGTGACCTTTTCGGCACGCATGTCGGTGACGGTACGCGCATTCTGTCAGTGGATAGCAATACGCAACTGACGCTCGCCTATCCGTGGAAGGGCGCAGCGCAGACCGCGGCGGCCTACGAAATCCAGTTCACGCCTTACGACGTTGGCTATCAGCAGGCCACGCGCGAGCTATTGCAAAAGCTTGCGAGCGGCAATGTGGAGGCGTTGGCGGGTCTTAGCGGTGGACCAGACCTTATCCCGTACTTCACGGGACCGGGTGCGATGGCTCTGACCGCGCTGACGTCGTTTGCGCGGTCTTTGCTGGACGATGCGGATCCAGCAACAGCGCAGCAGACGCTCGGTGGGGGTGCGACGGGACGTAGCTTGTTCGGCGCTGCTGATGTGGCATCGGCTCTCGGCACTCTCGGTATTGTCGGGTTTGGCAGCACGCGAGCCGACCCTCCTGGTAACGATCTCAACAGCGCGACCGCAAGTGGCGTCTACAACGTTGGGGCGAGTGTGATCAACACACCGGACGGGAACGGTCCTTCCGGCAGTGTTTGTCTGACGTTATCGTGGTCGAGCGCAATTTGTGCGCAATTGTTCTTTCGCCGCTCCACGACTTCTTTGTTCTACGTCTATGCACGCTTCCAACACAACGCCGGCGAATGGACGACATGGAGCCGGGTTAACCATAATCTGACAGCGGTCGGAGCTGTTTCCCAATCTGGCGGGACGCCTACGGGCGCCTTGATCGAGCGCGGGAGCAATTCAAATGGAAATTATGTCAAATTCGCAGATGGAACGCAGATTTGCACGGGATCTGTAACATTGACATATCTTAGTAGCGCAGTGTTGCGCGGAGTATGGACTTTTCCAAGTAGTTTCAGCGTGAGTCCTGATATATCAGCGATTGTATCCGGTCGATCTACTACGCCAGCCCTTACACAGTTATCTTCGATGGAGTGCAGCGGCATAGGACTGAATACTGTTGGGCGTTTTGATATTGGACGAACACCGGGTCAAACTGACTTCCAGTCCGGTGATACTGTAACTCTTTCGGTCCAAGCAATCGGAAGGTGGTTCTAATGCGGATTTCATTCTCCCCCCAACGCCGCGATGATGCGCTCACCGTCACCAAACAGGGGGACGTTCTGACGATCAACGGCGAAGCCTTCGACTTCTCCGACCTGCCGGACGGTGCAACGATACTAGCTGGGGCGGTTCCTTGCGAATGGATCGTAGGGCCGGTGGAGCGTATCGGTGGTGATCTCCAGTTGACTCTCATCTTGCCGCACGGGCCGACTCCATCGGCGGCGGTGGCGTTTCCGGAGCCACTTGCAAACCCGCCAGACGGGCCACTCCTGCTCCCGCATGACCCGGAACCCGAAAACGATGAGGTCGATAATGTGGACGCCTGATCCCTCCGTCATCATCACCGCTGAGGCCAAGCAACCCGAGGTGCAAGCCGCATTGCTTGCTGGCTTCAGGGCCGCCGTGCAAGACCACCTCGACGCCAAGGCAAGAGAACGGCAATACGATAACGGCCACACGCTCGCATCATATGTAACGAGCACCAATGCGACCTGGGCTGCCGAAGCGCAAGCCTTTGTTGCTTGGCGCGATGCCGTATGGACCTATGCCTTAGCTGAACTGGACAGGGTACAAGGCAAAGAGCGCGAGGTGCCGACTGTCGATGCGTTCATTGCGGAGTTGCCGAGCTTGGAGTGGGAGGCGGGTTAGAGCCAAAACGCCGGACGGCCGGATCCTACCAAAAAGTTTGTGATCTAAGGAACGACCTGTTGCGAAAAACGCAACAAATAGGCATCTTCATCTGGCCCAAGTGAATTGAGGGAGACGGCGGCAACCGTCTCCCTCGCGCGGGTGTAGCG